CCAATACTAGAAATACTTTTGCTTACAGTCTGGTCGTATACCGTACCGTTAAGCGTTAGCGTTTCTTTTACGTCTACCGTTAGTGTTGCTGTTGTTACTGTTGTTGCCATTTCTTTATTTTTTTCCTTTATATATTATATTAATTATATATACTTATATACTATATAATAACTATATAAGAGTATATATTCTTGTTTGTGCTAAAGCGTTGCTATCCATTTTGCGTAACTCTCTCATTCTTAGGTCAAACAGTTGTCTGTTGCAAAATCAAACATTACCTCTATTTGTATGTTAGCCGTCCAGCCTGCTACCTCGTTGTCAAATCGTTCTGTAAAAGGTTCGCAGCTAATGCTATCTTGAAGCCTTACCATATTTAGGAAGTCTTCTGGTTGTGGCGAACTAGCAGCGTTAAAGGTGTAATTTCTGTTTTTTAATAATCCAAAAATCTCTTTCATTGTGTCTAGCGTATCGCTCAAAACGTCTTCTTCGTTGCTTTCGTCTTTACTTACTAAGTCCATAAGTATAAGCTGAAAGTTGTAAACCATACGCCCTGTGTCTACTGCTACGCTTTCTGTAGCTACGTGCAACAATGGGTAGTCTTTAGCTTTCGCTTCTACCTCGAAAATGTCGCCTATAGTTACGCTTTTGATTATGTCTTCGCCAAATATCCCTTCGCTCTGTAGCTGCTTAAAGCGTTCGTACAAGTACTTTAAACTTATACTATTTACATCGTGGTCTCCTATTATCATTTTTTACTATTTTGTATGTGCGCTAAGTCTTGTTGATACATTATAAAATTGAAGCATTCGTCTACTGTCCTTTCTAGCACCTGGTCAAATTTTAGCATATCGCCATTCGCTAGTCCGTAAATTATACCGTACCATCCGTATTTCTCGTTAAAGATTTCTTCTTCGCTCTTGTAGCTTTTCTCCTCGTTCGCCTGTCCATCTTTGAATAGACCTGCGTAATGGTCGTGTAGTCTATTCCTATACGCAAAAAAAAAGCGGCGGCAGCGTTAACCGTTTCTACGCTCATATTATCCTTAAACAGTTCTGCTCGCTTCTTAGCCGTCTTGTAGTCGTAGTCTTCTATTTTGTACTTGCCTTTCTTTTGGCTTACTACAGGGCGGTAAAGTATCGCCATTACAGCGTGCATATTAGCCCAGCCTTCTTCTAGCTTGTTGTCTAAGTCTACAAATTCCTTTAGCTTCAAATCTTGAAGGTTAGGGTGTAGCCCATATTCTACGCCGTCAATCTCTACAATCAAATTAAGGTCTTCTGTTACCTTGCTTTCCATTAAAGCACTAAGCCTTTCTACCGCTTCGTCTAGTATTGACTTTTTAATTCCGCCTAGCATATCAATAGGTGCGCCTATAAAGCTGCTAAGTAAAGCTATGTCGTTTTCTAGGTCTGTTCCTTCTTCACTATACGCTTCTACAAAGTCCATATAACAGCCTAAACTTACCTCGTTCCACTTGTTCGGTATGTAGTAGCTTGCTTCGTTGATAACTAATTCCATAATATAAAATATAAATATTGCTTTTTGAGTATATTGCGCCTTCTTAACGTCTAGTACTCGTTTTGACTTTCATTGTTTTGTAGAGGGTGGCTTCGGCTGCCCTCTTTTTTATTGCACGAAATACTTACCCTGTGGCTTTAGTTCGTAATACATACGCATCGCTAAAGCATCGGAGAAGTCTGGCGAACGTCCTAGTATTGCTTTTACTTCGTCTTTACTTACAAGCTGTAGCTTCGTGTCCTTGTCGAAATTCTTACGCCTTACTTGCTCTAATTCTTGTACTATAAAGTTCTTGTACGCTATGTTGTTAGTGTTAATATACACTTCTGACCTATTTACAGCCGCGCTAAGGGCGTAATAGCATTGCGTCTTTAGGTTGCTATAGTTTTCGCCTTTAAGTGCCTTAGAATTGTTTACAAACGCTTTACACCTTAATATATCACGTACCCCTCCCCCTACACCGTCATCGTCTACTATTATATTAGCTAAAGGTACGGCGTTGTCGCTTTGTAGTTTGCGTATAGCGTCTGCTGCTTCCGTTACGCTGTTCGTGTCCATTACTACAAACTGTTCTGCTCTTAGACCATTCCAGTAGACTATACAAGTTTTGTCTTTACCATAGCGTGCAATATCCGCGCTTATGTATTTCTCGCCTGTTGGTATGTGGTCTATCTCAAATGCGCTTAGAATAGCGTTGTAGTTGATTAGCTTGTCTTCGCTGTCGTCATACTCCCAGTTACCGTACAGAAGCCTTTGCTTGCTTATTTCGTCTAGCTTTAGTAGCTGTTCCCTATAGTGTTTAGATATATGCTTATTGTCTTCTACTAACGCTTGGATGAATTTGCGGTGTCCTAATAGCCTACCTTCTTTGCTTGGCTTGTAGAAGTCGCTATACACCCAATTCTTAGCAGGGTTGCAAGTCATAAGCATCTTAGGGCTTAGGTCGTGTTCGTCTAGCTTGTAACGTAGACGGCTGCTTACTATCTGCTTTGCTTTTTCTGTTATCTGGTTGGCTTCGTCTATGAATGCTGCGGTAATTTCTAAACTACCTAAGCTATCAAAGTTGCGGTCGCTTGGATATTGGAAAAGGTCTTTAAGTATTATCTCGCTGCCGTTAGTAAAGCTAACGATATTAGAAGAAGCGTTGAAGGTGTAGTGTTCGTTTGCTTCTAAGCCAAACTGCTTACATACATCGAAGAAGGTGTTAAGCGTGGTCTTCTTTAAACTGTCTAGCTTACTTCTGCCCATAAGGCAGCGAATATTATCGTAAGTAGTGCAAAGATATATAAGCCAAACAGAACCCAGATAGGACTTGCCGCCGCCTGCACTACCGCCAAATAGAACTTCTGTAGTAGTCTTGTCATTTAGATACTTTAGTGCTATTCCTTGCTTCTTTGTTAACTTAGTCTTCGTCAATTTCTATCTGAATGTTAATAGGCTTTGCGCCGCCGCTTAGTTCGTGTTCTTGTCGCTCTACATAGCCGCGCTTTTTGCCTTTAGTCTTTAAGTAGAATACAGTAGCTTGCGTACTGCCTTTCTTTATCTGCTTGTGTAGTTGGCTTTCTGCAAAGTCTATAGCTACATCGTCTATGCTTTTAACCGTTAGCCTGTATGCTTCGTCTTCTTCTAGCCAGTCGTAATGCGTAGACCTGTTTATACCTACCATTTTAGCCGCAGTAGTTACTACGCCTAGCGTCTGTTCTAACGCTTCTAACATAGCTAACTTTCCTTTTTCTGTTCTATCCTGCATACGTGTTGGTTTTCGTTGGTTATTTGCCGCATAAGGCGCAGACTATTTTATCCTTTTCCCTTTGCGCTTCTTCTGTTTCGTTTGCTAGTATATCGTCTTCGTTTTGCCATACGTCTAGCCCCCATTCCTCAAGGTCTACGCTATCCCATTCGTTAGCTAGTATATCAAAATCCCAATCGCCGTAGCTTAGGTTATCCTTTATAAGAAATTCTTGCGCTTGTCGTTCTGTTAGTTCTTCTGCTCTAATTACAGGTACTTCTTTAATACCTAACTCTACTAACGCTTTGTATCGCATATTGCCGCCCAGTATTACGTTATCTGCGTTTAGTATAATAGGTCTAAGGTGCAGCATTTCTGGTAAGTCTTGTATTGACTTCTTTAGCTTCTCAAACTTAGCCTTGTTTACTATACGAGGGTTGTCGCTGTTTGGCTTAATCTCACTAAGCGGTAGTACTTGTATTTGCATATACTAAATTCGTTTCTGTTTCCTTATCCGCGTTAATTCTGTTAAGTTCAAAGTGCAGGTGGTCTATCGCTTTGCGTATATCCTGTTCCTTTGGGTTGTTAGGCTTTTTGCCTGCGCGCATTAGGTACGTTAGTGCCGTTCCTAAATTGTAGCTATCGCCTTGGAAGTCTTCTACTACTTTGCTTGCTTCGTACTTATGTGTTTTACCTATGTAATATTTCGGTGCTGCCATATCTATTCTTGTATTGCTGCTAGTATATTGCCTGCATACCATACGGTTAAGGCTATTACTGTTACTTCTATCCCCTGCCATATATGTAGGGCGTAGAATAAAAAAAAGAACATTAAAAATATTACTAATTTTGCTAATACTTTTACAAATAATTCCATAGTTTAAAATTTATTACTTACTGTTCCGTTTGGTTTCTTTATTATCGTTGCAAAGCCTTCGTGTTCTTTTATGAATTTGCCGTATGTCTTACAGTCTTCACAATAGGCTTCTGGCACTACTACGTTGCCGTCTACTACTTTAATAGTAGTCTTGTGTATCTCTATTACCTTGCATTCGCATTTATACTTTGCCATAGTTCGCTATCTGTATTAAGCCTAGGTGCGCCAATCTTAAACAGCTAGAACAGTTTGTCGTATGTCTGTAGTTGGATTGAAATACATCGTTATATAGCATAATCATTTCTGCTTTAGTTTCGTGGTCTGGCAGCTTGTCGTTTACTACTTTCTTTAGTATCTTTTTAGCTTGTCGCTTTTGTTTGGCTGTTGGTTTTAACATATCGCTATTGTATATACTAAAGCTATTACGGCTATGTATATTAGTATTTCGGTATTATCTAGTTTTCGTTCCATCTGTTCATCGGACATTTTTCGCTTTTCCAAGAAGCCTTAGTAGCGATAGGGCAGCCGCATACATTACAGCTATTATCGCTGTCATTGTAAAGGTCGCAACGGCTACAAGTATGAACTCTATCGTTGTAAAGGGTTTTGTCTGCTTTCTCGAAGTCATCTTTAGCGTGCTTGTACGTGGCTTTTAAATAGTTATAAGCCTTGACCATTAAGTTCGGTTTTCTTTTGCTCATTTTTTCGCTTTAGTTTTATTATTCCGAAAGGCGCGTAGTAGTCCGATAGTATAATGTCTATGTCTTCAAACTCGAAGTTCTCTAGCGTTGCTACATACTCCAATTCCCCTTCTTGATTGTAAAATTCAATACAAGGAATGTCGTAGTCTATTAACCTTGCTAACTCCTTATATATCATTTCTTAACTCGTTTAGGCGTTTTCTAACGTGTCGCTTTACGCCTTTGATTGTTGTGTATATACTCATTCTACTAATTCCTGTCTTGTGGCTTAGTGTGCTGTATGTATAGTTTCTGCCGTTATTATCTCCCAGAACGTATAACTTAAATAGCGCGCGTTCGTACCAATACAATTCGCTTAGTATTTTGTCAATCAATTCGCTATCATATACATCTGCTACATTAAAATATAAAGCTAGGCTGTCTTGTTTTAGGTATCGTATATATTTAGCGTGTAGCTTATTATCTGTAAAAGTTATCTTTTCTACAGGCTTGCGGTACTTGTAATGATACTTAGAAGTCTTGCTAAAGTAGTTATTTTTGCATAGACGTATAAAGTAGTACTTAATTTGCTTATCGTCTATAAGCTGCTTTAGCTTTTCTGGCGGTAGTTCTAATAGATACAGGAAAACTTCCTGCACCAAATCGTCTAAGTCTTTGGAAGGAATGAACTTACTAGCTACTCCTTTTAGTTCGTTCGCTATCGTGTTGGTAAGCATAGCGCATTATACAAAAAAACAGCACTTGTGCAAGTACTGTTAATAAGTTTAAGTTAACAAAGTTGCTAACAAGCTACTTGTTTCAGTTTTTCTTTGTATAGGTCTATTAAGTATTCTAGGTCTGCTTTGCTATACTTAACGCTTTTGCGGCTTAGTGCTATTGCTTCTTCTACAGCTTCTTCTCCTATTTCAGCTTTTAGCTTCTGACCGAATAGGTACTGCTCACCTTGCGAAAACATATTACACTTAACACATTGCGGTCGGCAGTTGTTAATCTCCCAGCGCGTGCTAGTATGGCGGCGGCTCTGGAAGTGTCCGTTTTGCATTTCTTTTACAGGCTTTACCTGTCCGCAAGTATAGCATTCTACGTTGCCGTTATCATCTGCATAGTACCAGCGTATGTATTTGCTAAATACAGCGTCTAGTTCTTTTTTAAGTTTTGCGTGCGTTTTAGCTTTTCTTGCCATTGTTTGTATTGTTTTTCTGTTCGGTGTTCAAAGTAAAGCGTAAGTCCTACATACGCTATGGCTAATATTAAGACTATAAGTATTGCTTCTTTCATATCTATTGTTTTAGTTTTTTAAATCTATAATCCATTGACGTTAAAATATCTCCTAAAGCAATTATAACTGCCACCTCAAAAGAAATAAAGTGGTACAAGGCAAAGTAAGCTGCAAATGTCAAGCTATATAATATTACATTTCTCATATCTATTATTGTTTTAGTTGTTTTGCTTTGTTTATAGTTAAGCCTATAGCCTTTTGGCTTTGTTGGTGTCGCTGGTGGTCTGTTAGTCTGTTCTGGCTTCTTCTTAGACAGGCTTTCTTGTGGTATTCCTTTAGCCATATATTCATAGAACGAACATTTACAAAGCCGCCGCTTTCGCTTTCACGTATTCCCTGCTCAAAAGCAAAGGCTACTTCTTCCATTGTTAAGCCTTTGTAACGGTCTATAAGGTCACCGTAAAGAAGTTGCGCCATTATAACTACTTGCTGCGTGTCTGGCTTCTGTCCAAGCATTAGGTAGCACTTGCTAACTAAGTCTACGCAGTCTGTTTTTAGTTGCTTTTCGTCTGACTTGAACCTACTCCAAATCTGTTTGCTTTTATCCATTGTTTATGATATTTCTAGCTTCTTGCCAGGTGTCTAATATATTGCTTTTCTTCTTAACTGCGTTAAACTGTGTTTCGCGCTTCGCCCAAGTCTTTAGCCTTCTGCCTATGTCAAAGGTTTTTTGTAGTTCATACTTTAGCTTAGACTTACTGCGGTTCGGCTCTGTCCAGTAGTCTATAAAGGCTTCTTGTGTTTCCTTTGGGAAGTCGTAAGCTAGTACTTCTTCTGTAAAGCGTTGTTCTACCGCTTTTAGGTCGCGCTTCTTCTTAGCTTTTTCCGCTACCTGGTAGTCTTTAAAGCGGCTAACAGTTATAAGGCTGTTCTTAGTGTTGCTGCTTATGTCTATATACCCTTGCTTCTGTAGCTTTAGAAGGCGTGCGTAGACGGTGCTAGGCTTTATACGTAGTTCTTCGCTTGCGCTTACTCTACCTGTAATGAATTGCCCTACGTTTACGCTTCTGCCGTACACTACCGCAGGCGTAGTGTTTGCTTTTAGAATACACCATACAAAAACCTTTAGCAATTCCGCGTCTTCAAAAACGCCGTTGTCTAGTATCTTGCGGTGCAGCTTGATATATCCGCTACTCATCTTCTGGTATTATTTTTGTTTCAAAGTCCGCGTCTAAGTTATGAATATTTTTCTTGCGCATTTCCTTACGCCATTTGTCTTGTACGAAACGCTGCTTGTAGTCGTACTTATTGCCGCGCAAGTGTTCGTTGTCTTGCTGCATTTTACACCGCCAGCGTTTAATATTGTTCGCTGCGCTTAGTTTGCCTGTAGATATTAGCTTTAGCAAATCGGCTGCGCTTAGTTCTTCTAATTGAAGCCCTAGTTTAGATATTTCTACGCACCATACGTTGGCTATTAGTCTGTTGTCGTCATCGCGTAGGCTCTCGCTTTCTAGTAGTAGATTTGTTACTGTTTCTTTAGTTGTCATTTTATACGGTTTCTAGTGTTCTTAGTATTTCTATTTTTCTCAAGTTAAGTTCGTCTATTGCTTGGTTAATTTCTGCTACTACGTCTAGCCTTTGTAGCTTATTAAGAGCGTTCACGTCTTTTGCTTTGGTTATGTAGTCTTCGCTAACCTTTATATAAAGCTGATTATATCTAGGGTACATATTAGGGTGTTCCATGTATAGGTTGTGCTTCTTGCGATAGTGATAGAAGTTAGTACGGTCTTTGCAGTAATACTTGGCTAGTACCGCAGGCGTAAGCCCATTGTCCATAAGTATATTGCAAACGACCATTCGCCCTAGTACTTGCTCTTCTTTTTTTTGTTTTACGTTTACGCTTTCTATTTCTAGTTCTTGCTCTATTATAGCGTTTAACTTGGTTATTTCTAGTTCTGCTTTCATTTTACTTTGTTTTGTGGTTATCGTCTTCGTTTAGTATTTTATAAACTTCTGGCTCTACGTCTTTAATCTTGCGATATATAGCGCGTACTTCCTTCATTACTTCTGCCCTATGGCTTTTTGTAACGTCTGTTCCTGTTACGCTTACTATCTTGCTGTGCGCCTTTTGCAGTAGGTTACTTGTTTTTTTCTTCATCTTCTATAGTTTCTTGCAGTTCTTGAACGTATTCGCTTGCTACTTCGTTTAAAAGGGTTGTAACATCGTTACCGTTGTAGAACATACTGATTATCTCTACTTGAATATGTGGCGGCTGTTCCCAGCTGCCTGCGTCTTCGTAGTACCCATATTCTACTTCTAGCGACAAATCGCCTATTGCTTGCGTGTAAGTTCTCATATTAAAAAGGAGAATTATCTTCTTGCTCTACTACTGCTGCTTCTATTTTCCAAGCATCGGCTTGCGTGTAGTATCTGCCTTTGAACTCGCGGCTTGATAGGTTAAAGCTAATCGTTAACTCATCGCCTAAGCTACAGCTATCTATCATAGCTACCTTGTCATCGCCGAATAAGCCAAAGCAAATCTCTGGGTTATACTTTGCGCCTGTGTCAATAACGAACGACTTGCGCATCCATTCTTTACCTGCTTTGCTTACTCCTGTTTCGGTGTCTAACACCTTTACTAGTTTTCCTGTTACATTCATTTTTCTAAAAATTAAATCGTTTAAATTGTTCTCTAGGATCGTTTGGTATTTCGTCTTCTTTAAGCCGACCTATTAACTTAAAGGCTTCTTGTTCTGTTAAGTCTAGTATGCTTCGCTCTATCTCGTTTAGCTGTTCTAAGCTGTACGGTACGCGTGTTAGTAGGCTTTCTATTATACCTATTTGCACTTCTGTAATAGGTTCGTCAGCTAGAAAGTCATCTATCCAGGTCATTTCTTGAAGCTATCGCTTTCGTCTTCGCCAAATACACCAAGTGCGTAGAAGCCTGCTAGCTTTAATACAGCGCGGCTCATAGCTCTCTTTTCTGCCATTTCCATAACATACCAAGTATTGCAGTTACCTGTCTTAAAATCGCCTTTAAGTGCGCTACCAAAGGTTTCTATTCCTTTACCGTCTACTCTCCCTGTAGCTTTAACTACCGCAAAGTCTGGTCTACATTCTACCACCTCGTAGTATAT